AAAATAATTATTTATATTCGATTCGGTATAGAGCTAATACAAATGTGCCAATTGAGGCATTTTTTAATCAATTAAAACATTACTTAAAATTAAGAAGTCCTCAAAATTATTTAGAAATAGTAAATGAAACAAATAATATAATTAAAAATGATATTAAAAAAGAAAATTTAGAAAATTATTTTAATTATTTATTCTTAAGAGCAAATAATTTTTTAGAAAAAAATAAATAATTAAAGTGTCCCATTTTTTTGTAAATGGGTGTAATGTAAATGTTTTTTATATAAAGATAAAACAAATTAAATTATTTCTGATATAGCAAAAAAATTACAAAATAAAAATCCAATCTGTTTATTATTAGACAATATTACTAATAAAGAAAATATTATTTTAATTGAAAGAAATAGTAAAATACATAAAAATCATTTACTAAATGGTTTTAATAGTAAATTAGGTGATTTTTTTGAAGTTTTACAAAAAATAAATTTTCTTTCATTAAAAATTAATCTAATGTATTTAGATGCAAATTGAAATGTGGATACTGTTAGTAAAAGTATTATGAATTTTATTAATAGTAAAATTTATAATGATAATTTTGTTTTTGCATATACATTTTGTAAAAGATGTAGAAACAAAGGAAAAACATTTCAATCAAAATATAATATTTTTAAAGAAAATTTTATTATGAGATTAAAAAAATATAAATTATTAATAAAGATTCAATGATAAATAGTTATAGTAGTCTAAGAACAGATAAAGCACCAATGTTTACAGAAGTTCTTTATATTAAAAACAATATTAAAATAATAATTTATAAATAAAAATTTATATTTTATTAAAAAAAATATTTTTTATTAATATATTATAAATTATGAATAATTTTGAAAAAAAATATTTAAAATATAAAAATAAATATTTAAAAAATAAAAATACAAATAATTATGGAAGTTCATTAATAAAAGCAATTGCATATTATAATACAAATATTAAAGGAACAGTAAAATTTGAAGAAATAATAAATGATGAAATAAAAGTAATAATTAATTTAACTGGTTTTGAACCAAATACAATACATGGTTTTCATGTTCATGAAACTGGAGATTTAACTAAAGGATGTGAAAGTATGTGTGCACATTTTAATCCTTTTAATAAAAATCATGGAGGAAGAGAAGATGAAGAAAGACATGTTGGAGATTTTGGAAATATTTATGCTAATTCTGAAGGTAATGTTCAAATTGAATTTACAGATAAAATAATTAAATTACGCGGTGATTTGTGTAATATTATTGGAAGAGGACTAATTATTCATGAAGATGAAGATGATTGTGGAAAAGGTATAGGTGATAAAGAAAAATTAAGTAAAGAAAATGGTAATGCAGGAAAAAGAATTGCCTGTGCAATTATTGGATATGCATCAAATTGTTTATAATAATTTAAAAAAGATGAAATTATAATTAATTCAAGAGATTATTAATATAATAATTAATAATATAATAATTAATAATATAATAATATAATATGATAAATAATATAGATGATGAAATAAGAAAACCAATACCAGTAAAAATTAATAAAATATTAGATGATGAAGATAATTTTGAAATATTTAAACAAAATATTTTATCTGACAATTCTATTGATTATAATACAAAACAAATAATTATTGAAAGCAAAAAGGAATATTTAGAAAATAAATGTAAAAAAGAAATATTTAATATTAAAAAAACAAAAAGAATCAATAAAATAGCACCTTTAATTATTAAAATTAAAGAAACAAATGTAATTTTAGATAAAGATATAATATTAAAAAAAATTAATGAATGGTTAGAAGCAAAAATAAGTTTAATAGAATTAGATACAGAAAATCTTTATAAATTATATGAATTAATTAATTCAATAAATATAATTGTTGATAAAAAATATGAATTAAAAAAATTATTTTCTCCAATAAATCAAGATGAATATATTGAATATATAGAAATAATGGATACAATAAAAAATCAAATTTTAATTGAAGAAAAAAATAAAGAAATAAAAAAATTAGAATTATTATTTATTGAAGAAAAAAAAAATACAAGAATTACAAATATAAAACAATTAACAATTAATTTAAATAAATTATCAATATTTGATAGTAAAATTAAAATTATTAAAGAAGAATTAGAAATTCCAATAAATAAATATATCAATTTAGAAACTGATTTTATTGAAATTTCAAAAGAATTATATAAAAATACTATTGAATTTATTAATTCATTAAGATTTGATAAAGAAAGCAAAGAAAAAATTATTTATATTTTAAAAAATAATTAATTTAAAAATATATTTTATTTATTGTTAAATTTTTTAATTCAAATAATTTAACATATTTAAATGATTCAATTATTAATTTATCTAAAAAAATAAAATCATTATCTGAAAATAAATTTTTTTTACTAAAATCAAATGAATTTTCTATAATTATATTATTATAATTAATATTATTAATAATTTCTTGCATACAATTATTTATATTTGATGAAATTAATTTATTGTCAAAAAAATTATTAATTAATCTATTTTTATAAATTAATAAATTTTTAGGAATTAAATTAAAAATAAAAATTTTATTATCCTTTATTAAATTTAATATTTTTTCAATTAAATCATTAGATGTCTCAATATATATTATATTTTTTAAATTATGATTATTAAAATTATTTATTATTTGAATATCATTTAAATTTTTAATATTTATTTTTATTTTTGTAAATAATTTATTTACAAAACTATCAAAATATTCTATAAAAGATGACTTACCAACAGAATAAAATCCTACAACTATTATAAATATTTGATTATTTAAATTAGATAAATCAATATTAATTGTTTTTATTATTTCAAAAATTATATTATCTTGTTCAATGTAATTTTTTGTATTATTTTTTTCAATTAATAATTGTAATATTTTATTATATATGTTTTTTTTTTTAATTTTATATTTAAAAATTTTATTATCTAAATCCATTTATTTATAATATATAAATTTATTAAATATAAATATTAAAAAAAAATATTGCATTATATCAAATACAATATATCAGATAAAATTAATTGTAAATTAATAAAATTTAAAATAAATTATTATATTTATATCATATATTCCTATTATTTTATATAAAATATAATTTATAAAATTATTATTATAACAATCACTAAATATATGAAATTATGTTTATATAAAGTATAAATTTTAAAAAATCTTAAGAGTGTGAGCAATAAATACTTATATTAAGTATATTATGATACTATTATTTAATAATTATTAAATAATTTTTATTTAAAATATTATTATAAATAAAAATTTTAAATATAAAAAAAAGATAATAATTGAAAAACATTATTATTAGATTTATTATTTTTTAATCTATTTATTATTAATGTATTATATTTTTAATGATAAATAATTAAAACTTATAAATTTAAAAATATTTTTCTATCAGTTAATGTAAAATAATAATATTAAATTATTTTATTTTATATAATATGTTACATTGGTCTTTTATAAATAAAACTTTAACTTATAATAGTGTTAATACATTATTATAAGGGATAAGTTTAACATCAACAGAATATATTGCAAGTCAATTTACTCCAGATTCTTATTATGATTTTGATAATTCTAAAGCAATAATTTACAATATGTACTAAATGAATTATTAAATATGTCAACAGTTAATATTGTATCTCCAATAACAGTTCCTTGTTTAAGAATACCCCTTTGTGCAGATTATTGATTATATGGTTCTGCACCATCTAGTGTTGTCAATACTTATTTTACTGGTAGTCAATATCAAAAAGCAATTATAGATATAATAACATATGTAAATACAGGTATGAATGGTAATATAGTAACATTTAATTTAGATCTTCATTGGAATTATTCAACAGAAGCACCTAAACAAAGTGCAAATGGAACAGGAGAAAATAATTATAATTCAGGTCAACAATTACCAATGGCAGGTGTTTTTATATTAGGGAATGGAAATATGGGTTCATTACCAGATAATACAATTGAATTTTGGAAATCTTTAGCAATGATTTTTGGTGTAGATTCAAATGGAAATGAATTAACATCAAATAATGTTGAACCATCTATTAAACCAAATATATTTTTTGAATTATATAATGAACCATTTATAGATAATCTTGTTACAACAGCTTATGCAGGTTATTCAATTGATTTAGCATATAATAGTGGTTATAATATATATATTAATGGTGGTACAGCATATTTAGCCAATACTGATAATTTGTATTCTTTTACAGGAATGGGAAGAATTTATAATGAAATTAGAAACTTAAATTGTGCTAACATATTAATTATTGGTGGTGCAGAATCTTATTCATATATGTTATTTAATAATAATGCTCAATGGAGTTATCCATATGATGGCAATCCTGCACCAAATACAATATTAAATACATATAATTGTTTTACAAAACTACAAACATCAATTGAAGAAGGTTTAATAACTCAAATTAAATATTCTAAAATAAATAAAATATGTAAATGTTCAAAACAAAAATTAAATTATATATCATCATTATTTTATAATGTAATTGCAAATTTACATCCATATTGTGGTCTTTATAGTGGAGCATCAAAAGCACCAGGATATTATAATAATATATATCCAAATAATAATCAACCAGGATTTGGACAAATTGTTTCTGCATTACATAATCAAACACTAAATTATTTTTATATAAATTTTTCAATTATATGCACAGAATTTAGACAATATGATTTATCATGGTCAAATTATGATTCATCAAATATTATACAAGATGGAAGTGCATATTCATATAATCTTTCTAATCTTAATTATCCTGCAAATCCACCATATATTATTCCATCAGGTGTGAGTTTAGGAAGTCCTAATTACATAGGATTTTGGATTGATTCAGTAGGTTCAATTAATTATGGACCTCCAATTATTGGTTATCTAAATGATTTTATTGAATTAAATATTAGTTTTACAATTTGGGATATGAGACCTAATTCTGGTGGCAGTGGAAATGGAATTGGATGTAATAGTAGAGTAACTGGTTATGGATGGGAAGCAATATAACCCGATGTGTTTTCAGGAGGTTATACATATGCTGGAACTGATCCTGATGGTGGATCTTCATGTTCTACAATAAATGGAATGTTTATAATATCTTCTTCAAATCAATTATTAAATTCAACATATAATTCAGGAAATTATATTAATGCTGGAATATATTAAACATATATACTTTTATAAGTTTAAAAATAAAATATTTAATATGTATTTTTAATATATTTA